AACAAACAAATTATTACATGGGGCATTGGCGAATATCATAACGATAGAACAGATGTAACTTATATAGAATGTCAAGATGAAAAACAATTAATATTAGAGTTTCTTAAATTCTGGATTAAAAATCATCCAGATGTTATCACTGGTTGGAATACAAAGTTTTTCGACTTGCCTTATTTGATGAATAGAATTAAGATGGTCGCAGGCGATAAAGTTGCAAACAGAATGTCGCCTTGGAATTTAGTAGATAGAGGCGAGATTACTGTAAGAGGTAGAACTCAAACAGTATATGACTTGTTCGGTATTGTCATGTTAGATTA